GAATTGGGTGAAACAGAATTGATTACACCATTGGTAAAAGCAGTTCAAGAACTAACAGAAATCGTAAAAGCTCAACAAAAAGAGATAGAAGAGCTAAAAAAGAAATAAAAAATTGTATTTAACATAATTACGTTATATTTATATAAAGTAACTAACCAAAACATAGGAGATAAGTTATGGCTGAAGAAGCAAAGGTTGTAGAAGCATCTAATGAAATTAAATTTTCAGAAGAAGAATTAAAAGAACTAGGTGAACTACAAACAAGTTATCAAGAAAAACAAGCTCAGTTAGGGCAAATCGCTGTACAAAAGATACTTTTAAATCAACAAGTTGAAGCAATTGAAAATCGTCAAACAGAACTTGAGTCTGAATACGAGGCAGTTCAACAATCTGAACGTGATTTAGTACAGAAATTAAACGAAAAGTACGGACCTGGTCAATTAGATCCACAGAGTGGAGTATTTACACCAATACCTCAAGAAGAAGCACCGGCTGAAGGTTAATATTAAAAAACTTCTCCAAATAGTACATTTTGGGGAACTTAGGTTATACTTATAGTAGAATAATTGTATTTATTCAAAAAAATTTGTATAATAAAGATTAACTAGGAGAAAAATAATGGCAGAAAGAATCGTTTCGCCTGGTGTATTTACTCGCGAGAGTGATTTATCGTTTTTACCACAAGCTATTGGAGCTATCGGTGCAGCTATTGTAGGGCCTACAAAAAAAGGCCCTGCTTTTGTACCAACACAGATAACTTCGTTTCAAGACTTTGAACAAGTTTTTGGTGGTATGGATGATAGGTTTTATACACCTAATACAGTAGAACAATATTTAAAGAGTGCGGGAGTCGTAACAGTTGTTAGGATTCTTGGACTAGGTGGATATAAACATGATAATTTAAGATTAAACGTACATGCAGACGGTGGTGTGACTCAATCACTAGCAGTATTAGCTCCATCAAGAGGTAATGGTGGTACCAGTTTTGCTGGTAGTAATATAACACTAAATAATCCTATAAGTGGATCTGTACAATCTTGGGATTCATTTGAATTAAATGTCGTACCAGTTGGAGCTGCAACAGAGTCATATGCTTTATCATTTAACTCAAGTAGTGCAAATTACATTACAAAAGTACTTAGTCAAGATCCACAATCTACAAGAAGTGGAAATTCAAATTCATCTGTATATGTTTATAAAGTATGGACTCACACAGGAAATTCTACTACATATGATTCATTTTCATCTGCATCATTAGATATAGATTCAAATGGATTAAACTTTTATGATGGTACTAATACAGTAGACAATGATGGAAATGAATCAACAGATTGGACTGGAAACAAAGCATATCAAACTGCAAGAACACCGTGGATACAATCTCAATTAGTAAATGCTACAAGATATAAACTATTTAGAATATATACTCGTTCACATGGAAGTAATATAAATTCTGAAATAAAGATTGCTATTAGAGACGTTAAACCAGCTGCAGATATAGCTGGTTCGGATTTTGGTACTTTTACTATACAAGTACGATCTAATAATACTGAAGATAATATTATAGAACAGTTTGATAACTTAACATTTGATTCAACATCACCAAACTACTTTGCAAAAAGAATTGGTGATAGACACGTTAGTATTGATTCTAATGGAAAACTTACTTTCTTTGGTACAATGCCTAATTTAAGTAAATTTATTAGAGTAGGTGATTATGCTTCTAAAACAGCAGGAGAGAATAACCTTGCAACACATCCAAAAGAACTTGTTCCTATGGGCCATGATGCAGTATATAATCCTACAGCGGGTACAACTGAAATACCTGCAGTAATATTCAAATCAAATCAAACAAGTGCTATTGGAACATACGATGGTAATACATTCTATGGATTTGATTATCTGTCTACTAATATAAAAGACGATAATGCTAATTATTTAGCTCCAATACCATATCCAGCTAATGTAGGTAACAATATAACCATGAGTTTAGAAGACATGAATGGTGATAATGATGCTAATCCAAATGGTGAGACAACATATGCTGATGGTTCAACAACAATTACTTTGACTAATTCAACATTGGCTCAAAGAAAATTTGTTGTTCCTCTACAATGGGGATTTGATGGTAGAAATCCAGCAACAGCTTATAATGTTGGAACTGCAATAACAGCAGGAAATACACAAGGGTTTGATTTATCAAGTTCTACATCTAGTGGTAGTTTAGCTTACAAAAGAGCTCTAAACGCTATCAGTAATCCAGATGAATTTGATATCAACTTGTTAGTAACACCTGGTGTTATTCATAGATTACATTCTAACGTAACAAACCATGCTATATCTAAGGTTGAGTCTAGAGCAGATGCACTTTATATTATGGATGCTGCAGCATATGGTGATACTGTTGAAACAGTATTAGATACTGTGAAGAATCTTGATACTAACTATGTGGCTACATATTATCCTTGGGTAATGATTCCAAATAGAGACAGTTCAATACCAGTATGGGTTCCGCCTTCAGTTGTTTTACCTGGTGTTATTTCATATAACGACCAAGTAGCTCACGAATGGTTTGCACCAGCTGGATTGAATCGTGGTGGATTGACAAGTGTATTGGAAGCTAAAACAAGATTGACTCATGCTGAAAGAGATGACCTTTATGAAGGTAGAGTTAATCCAATTGCTTCTTTTCCTGGTCAAGGTGTAGTCGTTTTCGGACAGAAAACATTACAATCTAAACCATCAGCTCTAGATAGAATCAATGTTCGTAGATTACTAATTGCATTAAGGAAATTTATTGCAAGTGCTTCAAGATACTTGGTATTTGAACAGAATACTCAAGCTCTAAGGAATCGTTTCTTAAACATTGTGAATCCTTATCTAGAACAAGTTCAGTCTAATAGTGGTTTAAGTGCTTTTAGGGTTGTCATGGATGACACTAATAACACACCAGATGTTGTAGATAGAAATCAATTGGTAGGACAGATATTTATCCAACCTACAAGAACTGCAGAGTTCATTGTACTTGATTTCGTAGTACAACCAACTGGAGCTACGTTTCCTGAGTAAAATTAGTTAAAACTAATACATGAAAAAAACCCCATTTAATCGTGGGGTTTTTTCTTTTTACTAAAAATTTCTTTAATTGATATTTATTTATGAGTAGAAATAAACGACTTTTTAGGAGAAAAAAGAAATGGCTACATTAGATCCTTCAGAAATTATGTTCACACCGTTTGAACCGAAAACAAAAAATCGGTTTATAATGTATGTAGAAGGTATACCATCTTATTTAATTAAAACTGCAAACAGACCTCAAATAGAGTTTGAAGAAATAGTTTTAGACCACATCAATGTTAAAAGATATATAAAAGGTAAAGGTGCTTGGCAACCTATTGATATCACTTTATACGATCCAGTTGTTCCATCAGGTGCACAGGCAGTTATGGAATGGGTTCGTTTATCACATGAATCAGTAACAGGTCGTGATGGATACTCAGATTTTTATAAGAAAGATATTACATTTAATTTGTTAGGTCCAGTTGGTGATGTTGTTGAAGAATGGGTACTAAAAGGTGCTTATATTCAAACAGCTAACTTTGGTGAACTAGATTATGCTTCTAGTGATCCTGCTGAAATCACCCTAACACTTAAATACGATTACGCAATCTTACAATTCTAAGGAGTAAATATGAGTTTTTTAAGAGAAATGCTTTCTAGTGATGCTAAAATCTCTAGTAAAAGATTTGTCGGTTTCGCTGCATTCTTTATGTTGATTTGTAGTTGGGGTGCTGATACCTTTTCTACATTTGAAGTCAAGGACAAAATACTTGAATGTTTTATGTACATTTCAGTAGTTGGACTTGGTGTTACAGCAGCTGAGAAGTTTGGTAAAAAATAATAGTTTTAAGACAAAATTAGTTATATATATAAGTACACAATATAAAGGAGTCATTTATGGCTGATTACAAATTTCCTACGGAAATGGTAGACTTACCATCCAGAGGATACTTCTATGTTGATGGTCATCCTTTATCTAAGGGTAAAGTAGAAGTAAAATACATGACCGCAAAAGAAGAGGACATCCTAACCTCTCAGAATCTAATACAACAAGGAACTGTTATTGAAGTTTTATTACAAGCATTAATTGTAGATAAAACAATAAATGTTCAAGATTTACTTATTGGTGATAAAAATGCTATTATGGTAGCGGCTCGTATTCTTGGTTATGGTAAAGATTATAATTTTGAGTATGGTGATGAAGAACAGACTGTTGATTTATCTAAATTAGAACCAGCTAAATTGGATTTTAGTAAATTTACTAAAGGTAAGAATGAATTTTCTTTTGATTTACCAAATTCAAAAAGAACAATAACTTTCAGATTACTAACTGGTAGAGATGAACAGCAGATTGAAACAGAATTAAAAGCTTTAAAAAAAATATCAAAGGATACTAGTTCTGAATTAACTACTAGACTTAAAAAAATGTTACTATCAGTAGATGGTAATACTGATAAAGCTTTTATATCTAGTTTTGTAGATAATGAATTTTTATCTAGAGATTCACTTGCTTTTAGAAATTATTTAACATCAATAACACCAGATATAGACATGAACGCAGAAGTTGTAGATTCGAATGGAAAGGAGAAAGTAGTGGTGATTCCAATCACCCTCCGATTTTTTTGGCCTTCATCAGGAATATAAAAGAGAAATACACGAACAGATATTTCAATTAATATTACATTCAAAAGGTGGATTTACTTTTACCGAAGCGTATAACTTACCTATATATTTACGTACATTCTATTTAAAAAGATTGACAACTTACTATAAAAAAGAAGCTTCTGAAATTAAAAAAGAAATAGATAAACACAAAAATAAGTAAGTAGATATTTATTATTGAGTTATAAGACTCAATTTAATTGGAGATTTTACATGGCAAAATATAAAATTACTGAAGGTATAATAGATAAATTTATTGAAAAGATATTTGCAAATGCTGCAGCAAAAGGTCATAGTAGAGCTATTAAAAAACTAAGTAAAAAAGATCCTAAATTTGCTAAGAACTTTAAAGAGTTACTTAAAATGAGAGATGATTTGGAAAGGGATTTAAAATCAAAGGGTATTGATATCGATCAAAGAGGTGCCGACATACTTAGGAATCTATAATGGCAGAAAGTTTAAATGATTTAAAGACACGGAAAGATATCGCCTCAGCTCTAAAACAAGAATTACAAGAACAAAAACAGTTTTTAGAAGAACAGGGTTTTTTGGCTTCTAAACTGTTAGGTATAACCAAAGACGCAACCGTCATCAACGACAAGTTAGTCGCAAAAGAATCATTAAAAAGAGATATAACGAATGACCAGGCTAAGACTGCTTTGAAGACCATAAGAGCCAACAAAGAAATAGCTGGTTCTATAATGAGTCAACTTGGATTCTTAAAAAAATTCAAAAGTATCTCATCTGCAATAAACTTAATACTAGCAGCAAATCCTTTATTGGCTATTGCTGGTATAGTTACTGCATTAGTTGTTGGATTTTTAAAATTACAAAAAGCGGTAGCTGAAACTAGAAAAGAATTAGGTTTATCAACTTTTGAAGCTGGAAAACTAGAAGCACGATTTTTTGGTTTAGGTATTGCTGCAAAAGGATTAGGGTTGTCATCAGAAGATATACGAGGTTCATTTGAGGCAATTAGAACTAATTTTGGTGGTATAGATGAAGCTTCAAATGGATTTATAATGAACTTAGCTTCAGCACAGTTATCTATCGGAGCAACTTCCGATCAAATTGCAAAAGTTTTGTCATTACAAGAATCTGTATCAGATGCTTCTAGAGAAACATTATTATCACAATTAGAAGCGGAAGCAGCAACAATAAGATTAGCTGGTGTTGCACCAGGTGCTATATTTAGAGATATAGCAGAAAATTCTGAGTTTTTTGCATCAACTATGAAAGATGGTGGTAAAAATGTTATGGCAGCAGCAGTTGGTGCTCGTAAATTAGGATTAAATTTATCATCAGTAACTCAAATAGCAGATAATTTATTAGATTTTGAATCTTCAATTGAAGCTCAAATGGAGGCTTCTGTTTTATTAGGACGACAGCTTAATTTAGATAGAGCAAGACAATTATCATACCTAGACGATACTGAAGGAATGATGAAAGAAATATTAAAACAAGTTGGAGGAGAAGCTGAGTTTAGTAAGATGTTGAGAGTGGAAAGACAAGTGCTTGCAAAAGCTGTTGGAACAGACGTAGAAACACTTGCTAGGTTAGTAAGAGCACGAGAAACTGGTGGTAAAATGGAAGCTACTAAATCAGCGATGAGTGCATATGAAAAAGCTTCAACCGAAGCTTCAGGAAAAACAAATGATATTCTTGGTAATATTGAAAAAAATACCAAAGGATTTATTGGTGCATTAATAGATTAAGATAGGAAAAATAATGCCATTATTAGAAGAAACAGCAGATTTATCAAGACTATCTACAGGTGGAAAGAGAGATATGTCTGGTCGTGGTGCTGGTACTATTACAACAAATACAAGCGTTCCAGCATCAGTTAGTGTTACACCTGATAATGTAGTAGCTGCAATTGAAGCAGCTCAAAATACTGAGATAAACGTAACACCTCAACGTAAGGTTCTACCTGAAACACCTTTAACACCACCCAAATTACCAAAAACACCACCAAAACCTACACCACAACTTGGTCAAGGAGTTGATTTTTTTGGTAATGATAATGTAAAAGGATTTGTTACAAATACATATTTTCAAAATACAGATCATGTTTCTCCATTAAGACCAAACATTGCTCCAAAAGATGCAAAAGGTGATATACGTGCATCCCAATTTACTGTAAATAAAAAATCAACAGATGCACCTGCTATAGCTTTTAAATTAAATTCAATTACCATACCGACATATGCTGGTATTTCAAATGACCAAAGAAGTGGATTTGAAACTATTTTCAATCAAAACAACCTTTTTTCTACTAAGTTTAATGGTTCTAGGTTAGAAGATATAGGTACTAATGGTTTCTTTGATACATACTACTCACAGGTAGGTGGTGACTCTGGTCTTGGTATGAGGAGTAACAATAATGCTCCAGCTAGAAATTTAGGTTTTAGTGGTATTTTAAATCCAAAATTAAAACGTACAAACGCTGGTGTAAATCTTATAAGACAGTATGTTCTAGGTGACGATCCAAACTCATTTAGTAATCTTATACCTAGTTTTGAAGTTCCTAGTGATAAAAGAGAGCCATTTATAATTAGAGGTATAGGACAACGGTGGGGTATAGATAGAGTTTCAAAACCAGAGTTTACAGGAGTTATGGCTGGATTAGTTCAGATAGATAAACCTGCACATAAAGGTGAAGATGCTGTAAAATCATTTATAAATGCAATAGATGATGTTGGTGGTAGAATAATTGGTAGACAACCTAGTGTATTTTTAGATAGATATTTTGCAGATGTACGTAGAATAAACGGTGCAACAAATTCACTTGATTTTTTACTCAAAGGTTCTAGATTTGTTCAAGCACAACAGTCGTTACAAAGACAAAACCCATTTAATGTTATAACAACTACATTATATGATTTATCAGACGAAGGTAAAATATCAGTTGGAGCTAATGATATAGTTCCTAAATCAATTCAAGATATAGCTGGAGCAGACTTTGTTAACAGTTTAGGACCAGATCCACTAAAATTAAATTTAAATCCAAAAGCATACAATCCACTATCAGTTTTTAGTGTACCTGGTGTATTAGGTATAAATAGAAATTCTTATGTAGACCTTTCTAATGTTATTAACAAAGGAACTTTAGCAGATTTTGTATCCGAACAAGTTTATGAACAAGTTGAAGAATCTGCAATAAGATTGGGTACGTATGTCGGAGAACAATTATTATCATATGGTAAAGATTTAGCTCAAGCTGCAGGAAAAGGTTTAGATCAAATAGGAGATAGTCTAAGTAAAATTAAATTTCCAAGTATAAATATCGGTGCTAAAAAAAGTAAAGAGAAACTTATAAATTTTAAAGCCCCAAAAATTAATCTTCCAGATATAAGTTCACCTGGTTTAGCTAAAGGTTTTAAAACAGCTACATCTGTACTCGATGGTGCTCAAAAAACATTGAAAAAAGCTGCAGAGGTAGTAGCTGGATTTGGTGACATACCATCTAACGAAAATGCTAATGTTTCAAAAGCAGCTTTAGCAAAATTATCTAAAAATGCTTTTGATGAAAAGGGTAGAGATAGAGTAAATTTAATACCATATGGTAAAGACAGTTATAAAAATTCAGCAATGGATGTTCCACATGATGAATTAGATTGGATTCCATTTAAGTTTAGAGATGTTAGAATGATAAATGATAAAGGTGGTGGTAATATAATATTCAGAGCAATACTAAGTGGAATAACAGATACCTTTTCACCTGAATACGGTTCGGAAAGATACATTGGTCGACCAGATAGTGTTTATGTTTATCAAGGTACATCAAGGGAAATATCATTTACTTTTGACGTATATCCTAAATCTGATGTTGAAATGATAACGTTGTGGGAAAAGTTAAATTACTTAGCTGGACAGACATATCCACATTGGACAGGTGGTGACGAGAACGGTGGACTTGGAATGATATCACCGTTTACAGAATTGACAATCGGAGAAATGTACACAGACGCTCCAGGTTATATATCATCATTAACTTATACAGTAATGGATGTTGGAACTTGGGAAACTAACTTTGCAAAACTACCTAAATATATTCAAGTTTCTTGTACTTTTGTTTACATTGGTAAAAGATTACCATCAGCACTACAAAAACAATTTGAAGCATCTTGGATTCCTGAACACAAAATTGGAGAACAAAATGCACAATTTGGAGAAGGTGCAGCGTTTCTTGGTCAAGGTCTTGGTGAATTTCTAGAAACCTCTAGACTTTCAGATGGTAGACTAGATTCAAAACAATTAAAAAAATTAACAGATTATATAAATTAAAATGAAAAGATATTCAAATACTAATACAAAAATAGATAGAGCTGGTAACAGAGTGTATACTACTACTCTATATCCCCCAATACCAATTGAAAATTCAGATCAATTTATATCTGCAAAACAAGGTACTAGAATAGACAATTTGGCTTTTCAATACTATGGTGATAATAGTTTATGGTGGATAATTGCAAAAGCAAATGGTATAAAAGGAAGAGTAATTATTAATACTGGTGAACTTATAAGAATCCCAACAAATACTAATAAAATTATACGGAAATTCAAACAATTGAATGGTGAATAGTTATGATTAACTTAACACCAATTGCAAAAAAATTACAAGAAAGAATGCGTGAAAAAATGGACGCATTTGGCCGTGAGACACCATACTATCCTGATAGTAAAACTCCAAAATTAACTCAAGAAAAAATGTTAACTAGAACTACTTTTACAAAAATGGTATCTAGTCAAAAAAATCCTGTTATTCTAATGGGCGGTGAGTTAGTTCCAGGTGGTACAGTAACTGATGATGATGGAAATCCGTTGATGGGATATGGTGGTGACCATATGGCTGCTGGCTATGATGACATTTATGGTTCTAGATATTATTCAAATGACTACGACTTTGATGCAGGAGAAAATAAAACTAAAAGACCAATGCCTGGTATAAAATCAATTACTGCTACTTTTTTAGGTGGAATAAAAGCTAGAAGAGAAGCAACCATAAGTTGGACTTGTTGGAGTTTTGATGATGTTGAAAGATTGATGCCACATTTTTTAGCTCATGGTAAATCAGTTATGATACAATGGGGTTGGGTATATGATAAAAATACATTACAAAATATTAGATCATATACTGATGGTAATGAGATTGAGGAAGATGCGTATAATAGTAATCATTTACGTGATGTTATAGAACAAAACGGTGATTATGATATGATGACTGGTGTAATAAAAAATTTTTCGTTTACTACAAGACCAGATGGTGGGTTTGATTGTGAAACTATAATAACTAGTGTTGGTGTTAACATATTGAGTAATACGGAAGGTACTATATCAACAATAGATCCTACTATTATTTATAATATAGAACAAGAAACAGTAAAAGCCGCTAAATCAGCTGATGATAAAACCATATTCACAATAAAACAAGCAGAAAATGGTTCTTTAGAAGAGGATGGTACTAATCAATTAATAAAACTAAACAGTACAGTTTCTTTGAAAATTTTTCTTAGAAATATTAATCAGTATATATTTCTAAACACAGAAATTAATGAAAATCCTGTTCCAGAAACAAATGCAGTGCACCATGAAAGGGATACAAAAGTCAATTATACAATACGATATACACCTAATAAATTTATAAGATTGGATGAAGGTAGGAGTAATATAAATAGTTGGGTTCGATGGGGTTGGTTTGAGGATAATATATTATCAAAATTTATTTCATTAACATCGGATACGGATATAGTTTCTGAATTTAGGTCAGTAGAAAGACAACTAGAACTCGATACATTAAAACCAAAAATACCAAGTAGTTATGTATCTACAAAAATAAAAAGTCATGAAGCAATGCAAACTCTTAGTATAAGAGATTATATTTTACCTGGTAAATTTACACCACAGTCACAAAAGTTTACAACAGAAGTTTTTGGATCTGATGTAACATTTCCTGGTGATAAAGATTCTCTTATAGGATTGTCTAAAATTATCAATGAAGAAGAAAACTTTTCTAAATTTGACGTTGATACTATCGAATCTAAGTCTAAAGGACTATCAGCAGAACAAAATTTAAAATTATACAAAGATTTTCCAGAAATGAAAGGTCAACCATTAGAAGTTAGAAAAAAACAATATTATAAAGCATATCCACAAGAAGAAACAAGTAAAATAAAATATGGATACATGAGAAATATGTTAATTAATACAAGATTAATACAACAAGCTTTTGGTGTTGGTGATGACATTGGTGTAGAGTCGATTAATATATTCGAAGCTCTTGAGTCTATGTTTGATTTATTAAATCAGAAAATAAATTTTTGGCAGTTTAAGTTAGTTAGTGATGAAGTAGAAACTTATAGATTAAAAATTATAGACGCATCTCATACTTGGATAGATTTTCAACGACCACCAAGTTCATACGCAACTAACTTCGATAGTGATGGTAAAATTCTTGGAAAACCAGGTATATTTTACTTTCCAGTATGGACACATAATAGTATTGTTAAAGGTCAAAGTTTAACAGCTAAAATTCCATCTAAAATGCAGTTAGCTGCAATGTATGGTGGAAATACTAGTAATTTAAAATCATTTTCAAAGTCTTCATTTCAAGAAATGGCTGGAGTTGCGGCGGGTGGTCTTTTCAATGATAAAGAAGACCAAAGAAACAAAGGACTTGATTTAGCTTATATAAATGAATCAACAAAAAATATTGGAACAAAAACTGGTCTTGCTAGTGAACCACTAAGTGTGACAGATGGTGATGATATTCGTACATTTATAACAAAACAAGGAGTAGATTTGTCAAGTACATTAAATGATGAATTAACTGATGTTGCTGAAAAGTTATCTGCAAATTTTGGTGGCGGTAATGAAGATTTTTTTGATTCAAGTATATCACCACCTTTTTTTGATAGCCTATCTACTGATGAAAAAAAACAATTGATAACTCAAGGTCAACAGAAAGCTGTAGTAGGACCTAATGGTCCTGTACAGGCTAAGTTAGCAGATAACTATAAACAACTTTTTTCAAGTAAGTATGATGAAGCTGGTAATATGAGAAATGAATACATTTCAACGATTAGTGATTTGATAACTTTTTGGGATGAAGATGATAATACTACAGATAATAGACCAATAGAAATGTTGTTTGATTTGGGATTGGATACAGATGGTATAGGTGGAATACAACCTGGAAACTCATTTCATTCAGTATATCTACCAAATAAATATAAACAATCATGTGTATTTCAAGCTTCAAATGTAGAACACTCGGTTGACTCTAGTGGATGGACTACAACTATAACTGGAATGATGAGGTCTACACTTGGTTATATTTTTGATACTAGAACTATACCTCAAAAAACTAAAGAACAATTAAAAAATTTACAAGGTAATATTTTTAAAAAGAAAAAAGTTGAAGAAAGCGTTGAAGCAGAAGCTAAGAAAAAATTCGAAAAATTATCAGCTAAATTAATAGAAAATAACTCACAGGATTTATTTGAAAAATCTGGAGGTGTCATGCCATAATGTCAAAATTAAAAGAAGAAGCAAAACAAGTACATGAGGACACCGATTTTAAATCGAGTGTTGTTGGTATCACACAACCAAATGAGTTTAAATATACACATGGTGGTTCAGTTAGACCTGAATTAGAATATCATATACACTATACAAATACCAAACGAGAAGTATTTATGACAGGTGGTAGTCATAGTACTAGTTCAAAAATTATAGAAAAGATTGACGGTAGTAACAGTTTATTTTCAACTTATACTAAAATAAAAAATGTGGTAAAAAATGAATATCCAAAGAAATATAATCCAATTCCATCCGAAGGTGATTATGGTGGTGGTAGTTTAAATAGATATTTTACACAGAAAGCAAACAACTTAAACGGTGAATTGTTTGAAATTTCTAAAGAAGATTTTGATAACAAAAATACATTATTTAGATACGTTAAAATATCTTGGAGATTGACTGGTAAGAAATCAGAAGTTATTAGAGATAATACAAGAACAATAAATACTTTTAGTACTACAAGAGGAAACGAAGAGTTACGAAAAATACTATCTCCCTCACAATTATGGAAAGCACCAAAGGGTTCGATAGATGATGTAACGAGTAAACTCTCAAGGAGAAAAATAATTTAATTTGGTAAAGTTACATGATATGTATTATCAATGGTTATAATAGAAAACAATGAACGTTTAGATTCATTCCTAAAAGTATATTCACAAGAAGATAGTATTTTAATACCAAT